ATATTCAACACGCTTCCACTCCTTGGATACAATCTCAGTTGATTTCCGGTGAAAGAAGTGATTTATTTAGATTTCATACTACTGGAGATGGTGGAAACTATAACAAAGAATTTAAAATAGCAATATTCAACGTAAAAGCAGCTGGTTCAAACAATTCTACTGATTACGCAACTTTCTCAATTGCAATTAGAGGATACTCTGATACAAATAAGAGACCAGTAATTTTAGAAACGTTTAGTAATCTTAATTTAGACCCTGCATCACCAAATTACATTAAGAAAGTAATAGGTGATAGAAACGTTGTAATTGATGCAAACGGAAAACAAACAGAAAACGGAGATTATGTAAATCGTTCTAAGTATGTAAGAGTAGACTGTAAAGTTGAAGGTTCATTCCCTGTAACTGCAGGACCATTTGGACACGCAAAATACTCATCACCACTAAGTGGTTCAGATAGTATTACACCTGGTGTAATATTCTCAATTGATTCTAAAGATAATAGTGCATCAAATGGTGTACAATTTAGTGGAATTGATTTAGAGACTGGTACTGTAAAAATTCAGAACGCACATTTCTTATCACCAATTCCAGTTGGAGCCGGTAATGGTTCAAATACTGTATTTGCATTTGATGATAGTGTAACAATCGCAGATGGTAGCACCCACTCATTCGGTTTCGAATTGACTGGTTCAGCCGCTGTTGATATTAATAAAAGACAATTCATCGTTGGATTCCAAGGTGGATTTGATGGTGTATCACCAACTACTGAAGTAGCACTTGCTGGTTCATCTGCAAACTATGGTAGTGGTAACCAACAAGGATTTAATTGTTCAACTTCAGCTGCAAGTGGTTCGGTTGCTTATATAAAAGCAATTAACTCAGTATCTAATCCAGATGATTTTGATATCAACTTAGTATCAGTACCTGGTATTGTAAGAAGACATCACTCATATGTATTTGATAAAGTAGTTGATATGTGTGAAGCTAGAGAAGATGCATTCTTCATTGGAGATGTTGTAGGGGTAACTTACAATTCATCTAATGGAAACGTAACATCAGATACTATTTCACAAGCAATTGAACAAGCAGGTAACTTAGATAGTAACTATGTAGGTACTTACTACCCATGGGTTAAAACAATCGATTCAAGAACGAATAGATTAACATCTGTTCCACCATCAGTATTGATGCCTGGAATATATGCAGCCAATGATGCTGTTGCCGCTGAGTGGTTTGCACCAGCTGGTTTAAACAGAGGTGGTATTGTAGGAGCAATATCTGTATTGAATAGATTAACACACGCTGAAAGAGATACTTTATATGAAGGAAAAGTAAATCCAATCGCATCTTTCCCTGGAGAAGGTATTGTAGCATTTGGACAGAAAACTTTACAAGATAGAGCATCTGCTTTAGATAGAATTAACGTAAGAAGATTAATGATTAAAGTTAAGAAGTATATTGCTTCAACTTCAAGATACTTAGTATTCGAACAGAACACCGCTTCAACAAGAGGTAGATTCTTAAACACTGTTAATCCTTATTTAGAAGGAATACAACAAAGACAAGGACTTTACGCTTTTAGAGTAGTGATGGACGAAAGTAATAACACACCAGATGTTATCGACAGAAATATATTGGCTGGACAGATTTTCTTACAACCAACAAAAACTGCTGAATTCATCGTGTTAGATTTCAACATCTTACCGACAGGAGCATCGTTCTCGGCATAATTAATTAAAAATAAAAGTAAACTATATTTATAATAGAATATAATAGGAGAAAAACAAAATGGCAGAAGTATTAGAATTTAACGATATGTTCTACACCAACTTTGAACCAAAGATGAAGAACAGATTCATCATGGAGATAGATGGTATTCCTTCATATCTGATAAAAACAGCAAACAGACCTTCAATATCATTTGAAACTGTTACACTTGACCACATAAACGTCAAGAGAAAATTAAAAGGTAAAGGTGAATGGCAAGATGTAGAGATTACTCTATATGACCCAATTGTTCCAAGTGGAGCACAAGCTGTAATGGAATGGGTTAGAACATCACACGAATCAATAACAGGTAGAGATGGGTATGCGGATTTCTATAAGAAAGACCTCCAAGTTTATATGTTAGGACCAGTAGGTGATAAAATTGAACAATGGACTCTTAAGGGTGCATTTATCAACAACGCTGTGTTTAATGATTTAGATTGGTCTTCTAATGACCCTGCCGAAATCACATTGACACTATCGTATGATTACGCAATTTTAGAATTCTAATATTACCTCCAAAATATTTTTATAATGAAGAAAAAAGTTCTCTTAGTGAGAACTTTTTTTGTGTCTTATTTCTAATTTTTTAAAAGTTATATATTTATATACGAACAATTAAAATAAAAGTTATATGGCAAATTACGATTTTCCTACCGAAGTGATATCATTACCATCACAAGGTAAATGTTACCCAGAAGATAATCCCCTTTCTTCAGGAGAACTTGAAATTAAATACATGACTGCGAAAGAAGAAGAAATTCTTGCTTCACAGAATCTTATTCGAAAGGGGGTGGTACTTGATAAGTTATTTGAATCAATTATAGTAGATAAGAAGGTTAATATCGATGATATTATACTAGGGGATAAAAACGCTATAATGTTAGCAGCTCGTATCTTAGGATATGGTTCTAAATATAGGGTTCAAATTCAAGATGAAATGGGTGAAGCACATGAAACAGATGTTGATTTATCAAAAGTACAAACTAAAGAAACAAATCTTGATAATATAAATGTAGAAAATAATTATACATTTACTACTTCAACTGGTGTAAATCTTGAATGGAAATTACTTACACATGGAGATGAAAAGGCAGTAGAAGCTGATATTAGAGCAATTGCAAGACTAAACAAAGATGGTGCATCCTCTGAATTAACAACGAGGTATCGATATATGATTACTTCAGTTGATGGAGAAACTGATGTTAACACAATCAATAAATTTATAAATAATGCTTTCTTAACGAGAGATACAAGAGCATTCCGAGAAACTGTTAGGGAACATCAACCTGATATTAATATGGAATTCGATTGGATTAACCCAAATTCTGGTGAGAGAGAGGTGAAACCCATTCCAATGGGTGTGGGGTTTTTTTGGCCTACCGATTAATTACTCTTCGATTCTTCATAAACAGATTTTTGAATTATGTTACTATGGAAATGGATTTACTCAAGAAGGAGTTTATAGGTTACCAATACACATAAGAAATTTCTATTATAATGAGCTTTCTAAGGCAAAAGAGGAAGAAGCTAAACAAATGAAGAATAGTAATAAATCTCAGAGTTCATCACCACAAGGACCAAATGTAAATGTGAGGAAGTAAAATTCCTCACTTTTTTTATGTCTTATATTTATAAGAGTATAAATGGGAACAAACATATGAAACTCACAAACGAACAAAAACAACAGGTTAAAAAAGCCATATCTAAAAAATGGAATATATCTGAAGGATTTATAGAAAGATTGTTTGCAAAAGGATTAGCTAAAAGCTTAAAAGGGGATAAAGAATTCCAAAGATTAGCTAAAAATGTAGATGATGCATTTCTAAGATTACAGAAGAAAGCCGAAGAAAGAAAAAAACAAGGAAAGCCAGTTCCAAAGAGTTGGCAACAATTCTTGGATGCTAAAAAATAATAGGGGATATTAGATGGCTGAATCATTAAAAGCACAAAAAGCACGAATTAAACTTGAACAGGAATATCAAGCTGCCTTAAAGATGACTGCATCTTTATCGTCTCAGATTACTGATGATATAAACTCTCAAGTAGATTATCGTACTGAACTTGGGCAGAAAATGAAAGAGTTTAATAATGACTTATCATCACAGATAAGTGGATTATCTTCATCAGCTGATATCACAAAGCAAATCCAAATGATGGAATATGAGAAGGATAAAATAGCTTCTTCATATTTCGGTAAAAATAAAGCAATTGGTGATGCGAAACAAGATTCATTAGATACTGCAATTGAGGCACTTAGAGTAGAGGAATCTCATCTTCAAGCAACGGAACAAGTAAATTCAAAAGCTCAAGAATTTGCAAAATCAATTGGTTCTGGATTAGATAATATGGTAAGTAAAATGGGTAGTGTACCTGTTTTAGGTGGTCTGATTAGTAGTATGGCAAGTAAAGCATCTTCTAGTATAAAGGATAAATTAGGAAAAGCAGCCACTAACTTTACTGTAAACTTCAGAGCGGGATTAAAAGAAACAGGAACATCATTGGGTGGATTACAAAATGCACTTAAAAAATCTGGAAGTGGATTTGGAATAATGAAAGTTATTGCAATGGGTGCTATTGTTGGAATTCTTGGTGCATTAGCCATGGGAATCTCCGCTATGGAGAAGATGGGTAAAGCCACAATCGCATTCCGAGAAGAAACAGGATTACTTAGAGGTTCAATGGATGGATTGGAATCTAAGGTAAATTCAGCTGCCGGAGCTACATTTGGTATGACGGGTGATTTAGCAGAAGGAGCTAAGTTAGCAGGACAAATGATGAATGCGTTTGGTGGAGTTGAAAATCTTAGTAAGGGAGTATTAGTTAATGCAACTAAATTAGCGGCTGGTCTTGGATTAAGTATGGATGCTATTGGGGGTGTAAATAAACTATTCCAAAATGCATTCGGACATTCAGAAGATTTAGCACAAATGATGGTTAATACAACCGTTGAAGCTGCAACTTTAGCAGGTGTACCTGCAAATAAAGTTTTAAAGGATATGGCTGAGAGTTCTGAAGAAGTTTATACATTCTTCAAAGGTTCACCTCAAACATTACAAAAAGCAGCAATACAAGCAGCTAAACTAGGTACATCTATTAAACAAGCAGCGGGTGTTTCTAAGGGATTACTTGACTTCGAATCATCTATTAATAACGAATTAGAAGCAAGTGCAATTTTAGGTACTAATATAAACTTTAATCAAGCAAGGCAACTTGCAGCACAAGGTGATATCGTTGGAGCTCAACAAGCTACGATAAAAGAAGTAAGTAAACTTGGTGATTTATCGAAAATGAATTATTATCAACAAGAAGCTCTAGCAAAAGCAGCTGGTATGCCAATTGGTGATATGATTAACCAACAAAGATTACAGAAAAAGTTTGGTAGCTTAAAGGGTGAAGAATTAGCAGCAGCTCAAGAGATGATTAACAAGGGTAAAGATATCTCTAAAATGAGTAAAAAAGATATCAAAGCTGCTCTTGAACAGAAAAAGGTAGAAAATCAACGTACTACCGCAATGGAAGGATTAAAACGAAGTTTAGAATCTATAAGTTTATCAATAGGTAAATTATTTGTACCAATGGCTCAATCAGCAGTTGGTTTCTTAACAGACCCTGTTAACAAAAAAATGATAATGGCACTTGTTAATGGTATTATTTCTGGATTCCAATCAGTATATTCTACTTTAAAGCCAATATTCTTAAAAATTACAGAATTCTTCGGTGATATGTTTGGTGGAGATAATGCTACAAAAGTAGATGAAGCTGGTAACAAGATAGATGAAATTGAAACAAAGGCATCTAAATTTGGTAAAACTCTTGTATATGTAGTTGGTGGATTTGTTGCACTAAAATTCGCAATAGGATTAATCATGGGTCTTGTTAAGGGAATTGGATTAATGAGGGGTGCGTTTGGTGGTGTGGCAAAAACTGTAACTCAAACCGCTAGTTCAAGTGGTGGTTTCTTAAAAACAATGGGTAATGGTATCAAATCAATCGGTCAGGGATTAGGTGGAGCAATTAAATCTATCGCAGCTGGTATGGGTGGTGCAATGAAATCTATTGGTAGTGGTATTGGAGGTTTGATATCTTCTATATCAAAAGGTATTGGTAGTGCATTGGGTGGTCTTGGAAAAGGAATGGGTGCATTCTTACGAGGAATATCAGGAGGATTATCTGCATTAGCAAATCCAGCAGCTCTAATTGGATTAGCAGCAATCACATTAGCATTTATTGGAATGGCTGCAGCTTTACGAATTATGGCACCTGCTCTTGAACCATTAGGTAAAATGTTTAAATCAATATTTGAGGGAATTGCATCAATTGTAGTTCCTGTTATTCAAATACTTGTAAACGGATTTGTACAATTAGCAGATGTTATTGGTGGTGTTATACTTGGTATAATGAGAGAATTTGGAAGTATTGTTGCAACACTTGGAGATACATTTGTATCAATTGCCGGAATAATTGGAGATACTGTCTTAGGTATATTTGATTCAGTTGGTGCAACACTAGCAATGATAATAGAGAATTCAGATAAAGCAGGTCAAGTTGTAAAAATGGCTGGAGCCATTGGTGCACTTGGTATTGCATTGGGGGCATTCGGAGTCACAGCAGGAGCAGGTGCAGCCGCTAGTGGTTTTGGAAATATGCTTGGTTCGTTAGGAAATGCTGTTGCAGGAGTAGTTAGTGGAGAAAAAGCAGAACCAACTGGTCCTATGGCAATACTAAGTAGATTAATGGAGTTTGGACCTCAACTTGGTACATTCTCATCTGAGTTAGTTACGAGTATA